TGTCATTGTCGCCCAATGCAATGCCGCCGTTGGCTGTGATTTCGCCAGAGGCAGTCAGCGTAGTAAACGCGCCAGTAGAGGCAGACGATGCGCCAATAGTCGTGCCATCGATAGAACCGCCGTTAATATCTACGCTAGTTGCCACAAAGTTAGAGCCATCAGCCCTAGCAAGCTCAAAGCCGCCAGCAGTCGAGCCATCATGGACTACCAAAGTATCTTTTGTAGTGTTTACTGAAATCTCACCTTCTAAACCTGTAAAGGATGCGTGTTCGGTAGTTGTGCCTCTGCGTCTTTGTACTGCTGTAGTCATTTCATTACTCCGGCTTAGTTGGCCAAATTATATCATCTATTGATATTGCGTCAGGATAGGTTTCTGTTATATCCCTTAGCTCTTGTCTGTATGTTGCCCATTCTTCTTTTTTACTGTCTGACAAAGGCGAATCAGAAAATTGTGTCCAATCTGACTTTAATAATCTTTGATTTCTTCTCGCCCTAACATTTGCTTGAACTATCAAAATCAATTCAGCATCAGTAGGCTGATCAGGTTCTGGCTGATTGCATACTTTACCATCAATAATCATGTGGATTGAATCGTCAGCAATGCCTTCCATTACAAACTCATTATCTCCGGCTTGCATTTCAAGATCACTATCAACGCACGAACCTGTGCGAAGAATAAAGCCCTCAGAATCATAAACAATAAATGATTTCATTTTTTAAGCTCCATGGTGATTAAGTTCCGTTTGCTAACTTGAATATTATTTCCTTGCCTGCCAATTTCTAATGTATAAGTGGCGATTCCAGACGAGCCAATGTGCTGATAACTGCCATTAACCATTCCTGTTTTATAATTTGGGCCGGTGTCTAAATACCAAAGTTTTCCATAATCTAATATTACAGTTCCATTTCTTCGCAAGCGCACATAAATTCTTGCGTAGTCAAGGTCGCCAGAATCGCTATCTCCTGACATTACATCACCAAAGAAAGACCAAAAAATTTCTGTAGATGTTCCGGCGCTTTCAGTAAATGTTACTGATTGGGCTGTTGCGTAATTTATAGATATATTGTCATATTGATAAAATGGAAACAAATTACCAATAGTAAAAGCACCAGTCGGCAAGGTTACTGCGTTTCCTGCGATCTGTAGTGTATCAACAGACAAATTAGCAATCTTGCCCGTAGTAACGGCTAGGTTAGCAATCTTTGCTGAAGTTACAGCAAGGTTGCCTATCTTAGCATTAGTGATTAAGCCGTCATTGATCTGAGCGGTATTAGTAATAACACCAGAAGCAGCGATTAAACCTCCTGTAATAGAGTTTGCTGCTATTTTGTCTGTAGTGATGGCCTCTGCAAATATCTTAACGGAAGTAATAGCGTTAGCTGCAATAGCATCAGCCCCTACCGCGCCAGCTTGTATCTTGCCAGCAGTGATAGCGTCAGTATCAATTTTAACGCTTGTAATCGCGTTAGCAGCAATACTGTTTGCCGTCACAGCATCAGCGGCAATTAAGTCTGCAGTTATAGCATCAGCAGCAATCGCGGCAGTAGTTATCGCACCAGCAGATATAGAGTCAGCAGTAACAGCGCCTGTCGCTATCTTATTTGCCGTTATTGCATCAGCGGCGATCTTTACAGAAGTAATCGCATTGGAAGCAATAGTGTCAGCAGTGACAGCACCAGCAGCCAGCTTTGTAGTCGTAATAGCGCCCGCTGCTATCTCTGTAGCTGTTACAGCGCCAGCATCTATCTTGCCAGCGGTTATAGCAGCAGCAGCGATTTCATCAGCAGTAACAGCCCCAGCAGCGATCTTTACCGTAGTAATCGCGTTAGCGGCAATACTTTCGGCGACAACCGCACCAGCTTGTATTTTAGTTGATGTAATAGCGTCGGCGGCAATAGTTTCAGATATGATCGCTCCGGCAGCTATCTTTTCAGAAGTTATAGCAGCCGCATCAAGTTTTGCGGTAGTTACAGAGCCAGCAGCTAATTCTAAAGCGGTGATTGCTCCAGCGGCAATTTCGGCAGCAGTAATGGTGTCAGCAGCTATTTTCCCTGAAGTGATAGAGTTTGCAGCTATCTCGTCAGCAGTAACAGCACCAGCCGCTATTTTCTCAGTGGTAATTGCTGCTGCGGCAATCTCATCTGCTGTAATAGCACCTGCTGCAATTTTAGCGGTAGTTACAGAACCAGCAGCTAGTGACTCGGCAACTACAGCACCTGCTGCAATCTTGTCAGCCGTAATAGCATCAGCGGCAATGGTACTTGCTGTGACAGCATCGGCTGCTATCTTGCCCGCTGTAATTGCATTTGCTGAAATCTTTTCAGATGTGATGGCATTCGCTGCTATTTCGTCAGCAGTTATAGCACCAGCGGCAATTTCGGCAGCGGTAATAGTGTTTGCTGCAATAGCGTCAGCAGTAACGGCATTAGCTGCTATTTCATTAGCGGTAATTGCATCTGCTGCTATTTTAACGGTAGTAATAGAATTAGCTGCTATTTCATCAGCCGTAACTGCTCCCGCTGAAATCTTAGCCGTAGTGATTGCGTCAGCTATTATCTTATCGCTGGTAATTGCATTTGCAGCAATTTCAGAAGCTGTTATAGCATTGGCTGCTATTTTAGCTGTCGTAATAGCATCACTTGCTATCTTGGTAGTAGTTATAGCTTCCGCTGCAATAACATCTGCTGTTACAGCGTTTAAAGCTATTTTAGCGGTAGTAACTGCATTAGCACCAATTTTCGTTGCCGTTATAGCGCCAGCAGCTATGACATCACCTTGAATAGCGTCAATCGCAATCTTTGCGTTAGTAACTGCATCGCTGGCAATCTTTGTTTCCGTAATCGCTCCAGCAGCTATAACGTCAGCAGTAACGGCATTCAAGGCTATCTTTGCGGTAGTCACTGCATTAGAGGCGAGCTTTAAATCATTAACAGCGCCGTCCAATAACTTTTCACTAGTTATGGCCCCTGCTGCTATTACATCGCCACTAACTGCATCAACAGCCAATTTTGCATTCGTTACCGCATCATCAGCAAGTTTCAATGAAGTGACAGCATTTGCCGTAATTTTCTCAGAAGTAATAGCACCTGCCGCAATCACATCAGAGGTAATGGCATTTACCGCAATCTTTGCATTTGTTACAGCGTCATCAGCCAGCTTTAATTCGCTTATAGCGCCGTCTAATATCTTTGATGCAGTTATAGCGCCTGCTGCGATAACAGCGCCCTGAATGGCATCTACAGCTATTTTAGCGTTAGTTACAGCGCCAGCAGCAATCTGCGTGTTTGTAATTGTTCCTTGCAAGTCAACTGTGGCAATTGTGGCAATAAATGCAGTACCGGTATATCGGTAAGTTTTATTGTCTGTCGTTAAGAATACCTGTCTACCTTGGAAGTTACCTGTCGTTGGTAATACTGTAACAATCTCAATCGGACGCAAGTTACTTGGAAAGTTGGCAGCAGCCAAAGCGCCAGACACATCAGCGGCAGGAATAGAGGTAACAAAAGAAGTTCCTGTATAACGGTATAACTTGTTATCAGTAGTTAAAAATAATACTTGCGGGCCAGTATATCCAGAGGGATTGGGCAATACAGTAACTACGGCAATCGGCTCAATTCCCTCAGCAAATGAAACAGCGTCTACAGTTCCTGCTTCAATAGAGAAAATGTCATCAGTCCAAACTGAACTTGTAGCGTCCCATCGCCACAGCTTATTGTTTGTTGTGTCGTATTTAATCTGCCCGTCAAAATCTCCGACAGCAGGAAGCGTAGCTACAGGCTCAATACCATAAGCACCAGCTTCGCTAAACAGGTTATTTACTTGTTCACTAAATGAATCAGAATCAACAAATAATGTTGTAGCAGATGCAACGGTTGAGAAGTCTGATACATTGCCGCTGTAATCAACTGACTTCAGCCAGTAGTATTTTAAGACGTTGTAACCAAGACCAGTACGGCTGAAATAATCGCCTCCAGCAATCGCTATCTTTGTCGCTGTTTCAGGATTATTTACATTATTTTCCCAAACTTGAACATGGCTATAATCAGGGTCAGTAGGTGGAATCCAGCTAAGTGTTATTTCACGCAAGCTGCCAGTAGCAATAACTGATTCGGGAATTGATGGAGCATCTGTATCGCCTTCCGCAAGTCCTGAAAGAGTTACCCAATTACTGCGAACGCCAAGCTCGTTGATTGCCCTAACTCTAATGTTGTAGTTTGCGCTAGGTGTAACCCCTGTCAGGATATATTGAGTAGTAGTCACAAACGAAGAATTATAATCAGGCTCATCAGTGGCTACTGACTCATCAATAGAGCCATAATCCAAAAGAACAGAAGAAGCCTCAGTAATAAGCCCATAAGATTCTGAAGTGATGTATTCGTCGGCTATGCTCCCATAGTCAATAAGGGCAGAGCCTCGCTGATATTGCACCTCATATTGCGTTACAAACGCATCTTCGCTTGCTGTCCAATTTAAACGAATAGATGGCAACAATGTTCCGTCACTGGCAATAACTGTAGTTGATATTGCAGTTAAGTTTGTTGGCGGCTGGGTAACCCTCCCGTTGTACAGATCAATTTCGCCACCAGTTAAATAATCCTTTTCGTCAGAAGATGCCCAGTCGTATATTTCAGCAGTTGTTTCTATGGCTTGAACATTAACAACAATAGTGCCTTCTGAGCTTAGATTAAAATCGTAACCTATAACCTCAAACACTTTTTGATTCCAACCCATTTTTGAGTTGGTGACCATGATGTTGTCGCCTGCTTTAAACTTTAAGGCAGTCAAATTACAAGGCAAATTTATTGTTGTTTGCTGCCTAGATCGCAACAACGCTATCTTTGCAATTCTTTGTGATCTTGCGCTATTGGTGGTAAACGGCATCGCCAAATCAAGATAGATCGGGTCGCCATCTTCAATGCTATAAGATGAACTAATTTGAGCAGGATAATCAGCTAATGTGTAATTATCGTCCTCGCTAAGAAAAACACCTTTCACGCCATTGTAAAGACTTCTTCTTGATTGCTTGGTCTGTACTTCAATACCGCCAGAAAGTACCGATTCATCAATAACAACAGTAGGCGAAGAATACTCTGCACCGCGAATAAAATACTCACCGCCTGAATAAACAAGATTGCCTGCCATAGCAGACAGCATCGCTTCAAGATTATCTTTTCTTGAGTTGGCTGTATCTACTACGCCATCAAGTGTGTATCTGGCCTGAGTTCCACCAGAAGTTAAAGCAACTTGCTGGTTACATAAATTGGCAGTTGATAATAATGCGCTTAAATTGACTGAGCCTGATTGTTCTGCAAGACCGTATTTGCTGTCTGTTAGATAATCATAAACGCACAAGGCTGGGTTTTGAGTCCACTCAGTGTTTCCGTTTGATGGGTTGTATATTTTCTTGCCGCGAATAACTGCCGATATGTTTGGAAGCCCTTGCGAGAATTGGTCTGCGTCATACTTCAACCGAACATACAGATAAGCCGTATCGTTTAGAATATGCTCTGAAGTCCAAAGAGTTGATGAAGATACAAGGGTAGGGTCAGCAGTTGTCTGAGAGCCGTCATAAAACCCTATATGAACGAAAGAACCCCAATCATCTTGGAAAAAATTGTCCCATACTTTTTGATCGTTAAACCAGATTTCCTCGTAGCCGTCTATCTCGTGGCCTGCAATAGCAATTACCATGTGCAGGTATTCATTTTTACTTCCAGTAGAATCAAGAAAGACTACAGCGCCTCCAACCCTAGCGCGACCATAAACAAGTTTTCTTGAAGCGTCAGGCTCTCTAACCGTTATACCTGTTCCTGCCATAGATTGACCAAATGACGGCTTTGGGGCTAACGCTCTTGAAAGCATTGAAAGTCCTGCGCCTATGGCAAATGCACCAGCAAAAGCGCCTAAACTTAATGCAGCAAATCCAGCAGCAGCCCATGCGCCACCAGCAGATGCCAAACCAGCTATTACCGTAACTGCCATTTTACTTACCTACAAAACATTTCGAGTAAATGCGTTCGATCAAATCGAACCCCATGCCGATCATTAACTGGTCAAAAGGCAAATGCACCTTTGTGTTTATCATCATCAAAGATACGCCATCAGCTTTGCAGTGATCTTCGGCGTATTTTATCAGCTTATAGCCTGTCGCGCCTGAGCGATATTCTGGGAGAACAAATACAACGTCATTCGATGCAAATTTATGGTCTTGATAGTGTACGCTTTGGTTTACAATAAGTACGCAATATCCAACTAAATTACCATCGCTTCTTGCGGTAAATATACGCAAAATGCCAGCGGCATCAAGCCTTGCGTATTCTTTCCAATTTGGGTTTAGTTTTATTATACCTTGGTTTAAAGCAACCATTTCCCAATGCTTTTCCAGCAATGGTTTAATATCTTCTTTGACGTTAGCTAAACATTCGTGAGCAATTGAGATCATTAGTATCTACTTCTAGCAGCGTTATCAGCACCTCTTGAGCCAGAGCCATTTTGCGACGATGGTGTTGGTCTGCCCCAGATTATTTCTTTCTCTTGTATTTTTGCCACAAACTCAAAGCCCTTGTCATTTTGGTAATCAATCTTTTGATCTTCTGAGGTGTAACGTCTGACAGATGCTCGGTCAAAAGCGATCAATTTGTTTTCTGCGCTTATAATTATGCTTGAAGTTTCCCCAGAATCAGAGATATTCATTACGTCCATGAATCCGCTAAACAATACAACAGGGCTAGATATAATGTCCCCGCTATCATTTAAAGCTCCAAGATACAAAGTAATTACTCTGCCTTGGTATGGCTCATCTCTGGCAATAGTTAAAAGCGATTGCTTCACCCCAGCCAAGGTAATGCTTATCCCTGAAGCTGTAAGCTCTGCGCTTTCGCTAATTTGGCTGATAGATAATAAATCCCCAGCGCCTAAATATGTATCACCGTCAAATGTTAAGCTGCCAATGCCAGACCATAAGTTTACATCGCCAGCGTCGAACTCGGCTTTCATTAAATAAATAGGTCGAACTAAATCAGCAGACGCTACCGCCTGCATTTCAGTGCTTAATACTCTGCTCATAATGCCTCGATGAATGCCAAGGTAAAACCGTAATGTGAAGCTGTGCTGATTGACCAGCCAATATCATTTGATGCCATGCGCCAAAGGCTTGTCGGCAAAGTAAAGTCTAGCACTGAACCGCTTGCAGCTTCAGACCTTAGTGGAGGTTGAAACTCTAACACGCCTGAGCCTGAAGCCTTGCCAACTGTAACCATATATAAGTAATTATTTAGATTAAAGTAGTCGCCAGCGGATACGGCAGAACCTGTTGCAGTCAAGCTCTCTGATCGGATAGTTGTTATGCCAGAGGTGGTAGCAGTTGCAGAGCTGGTGTGCAGCGGATTACCAAACGTGAACGTGCCTTCTCGACCTTTCAGCCCAATGATAAACGCCTCTACCGCTCGCGCCTCAGAGTGGGTTAATGGGGGCAGCGTTACTTCGCATTCCCATCTTGCGCCTTGGTGAGCATATACCTGAGTGTCTAACGTAAACGGCGATTCAGATACGGCAACAACGCGCCGCAATCTCATGTTTAAAATTTGTATCCCTACATTGGGGAATGCTAACGGCATTTTATGCTCCTACCAGTGACTTGCTGTAACTACCGCCTCGCATTCTAGCATCAGCTACGGCACTTTTGGCAGCGTTTGCGATCTGTGGCATCAGGGTAGCAATCTCGGCACGAACGGTCTGTTGAACGCCTGTGCTTACGTTAATGGTCTGATTGACCACCACGCTACCACCTCCGCCTAGTCTATCGTTTGGAACAATAGAGCCGCTCTGATTTGGAATAAACATCTCAGTGCCGCGTTCGCCGACCATGTATGGCTGGCCTCGCTGAACAGAGCCGCCAATAGCCTTGCCGCCAAAGTTGCTTGCAAATGGATCGCCCATGCCAGCAGAATAACCGCCAGCCATGTTAGTTGATGCTTGGCTGAATCCAGCAGTAATAAAACCAAATGCAGCATCTACAATGTACTTCTGAATCAGCATCTTGATTAGGCTGTCAACTACGCTCTTAGCCATCGATTTAATGGCTTCGGCAAAGGTAGCTGCGCCAGTAACGCCAGCGGTAAGCGCATCGGTTAATCCGTTTAGACCTTGAGTGGTAAGGCTTTGTATACTTTCTTGAAGGCTTGGTAGCGAATCATGCCAATTCTTAAAGCCAATTTGCAAGTCGCTTAATGTTTCAACTACAGGATTCAGCGCAGAAGGGCCAGCCTCACCCAGTTTTTGAATGGTTACAAGAAGATCATCAAAGAAAGTGTTAGTGGCTTGCATGTCAATAATGTTGCCAAGACTACTGCCAAACTCTGAGTTTACTTTTGATGCAGCTTGAAGTTGTCCGTACAGTTCTACATATTGAGCGCCCAGCCTTTGTATATCTGCTTTTTGAGCGTTTAAGCCGCCATCTGTAATAAACTCCCAAATGCTTGGTATGCCTCCATCTTCCATGTGCGCTATTTGCTCGCCAAGCTCTCCCATTTCTTTGGCGATTCCTTTCATTTGGCTTTCAATAGCCCTAGTCTCAAAGCCGACAAAGAAAGAATGAGCCTTATTGATTACTGTATCTAAGCCTTCGGCAAATTTATCTAACGCCCCTAAAGTGCTTCTGATAGATTCTAAAAAACTTACCGCCATAGATCGTGCAAGATTTTCCATGCCGCCTTTAGCATCAGCAGTTCTTATAACAAAGTTTGTAAGTTTATTCACAATTTCTTCAATTGCGGGGGATAATCCAGCAACAAATTGATCTCTTAAACCTTTACCGACAGAGAATAAATCGTGCAGTGCATCTTTCGCCTTCTCAACGCCGCCAGCAGCATTGCCAGACATAACAATGCCCAAAGCCTTAGCACGACCGAATAAGTCCTCAAGACCTTTGGAGCCAAGTGATAAGGTGTTTACAAGGGCAACACCCTCAGAGTCAAACAGTTTAAACGCTAGGCGAACCTTGTCGGCCTCACTGCCAACGCCAGAGAATGCGTCAGACAGCACAAGCATCTGCTGATCAAGTGAAAGTCGTTGGAGTTTTCTGGCATCAATGCCAAGTTCTTTAAGTGCAGACTTAGCTTCGCCCGTACCTTTTGCAGCTTCAGCCGTTCGCCTAGTGAATCGCTGCATAGCCATGTCAAGCGTGTTTGTTGCTACGCCCGATATTTCAGCAGCATAACGTAAAGCACTAAGGGCTTCAGTGGTTGTGCCAATCTTGTCAGCGGTTTTCTTTAAGGTGTCCGTTGCATCAATAGATGCCTTGACCATGTAGCCAAAGCCAGCAGCGCCACCAAGAACAACTAGGGCAGAGCGCATACTGAATACGGCAGAAGTTATCCCAGAGAGTGCTTTCGTTACGCCATTGAAGGCAGGCTTAGTCTTGTCAAACGCCTTAATAACAATGTTTACATTTTCAGCCATTAGATTCGCTCATTATCTGGAAGTAAGCCACCCACTCATAGAAGTGATTGAGCGGCATTTCTTCTGCTTCTTCAATTGTTATGTGCAGCCGATCAGCCAAGGATAATAAGTTCATTCTTAACGGATCGGCTTTTAGTTTTTTGCAGCCACCTCAACGGACTCAATCTGAGCAAACATCTGATTAGCAATCTCAGAGATTACATTCGTTTCTTCACCCATCAAGTCGATTCGATCTTCAGCAGACGTAAACAGCTTGGAGCCGCTTTCATCTTCTGCCTTCATGCAAATCAAATCAACCATTGCGCCGATTGTAGTGTTTTGAAGAAAGTCAGGGTGCTTCTTCTGTAGCTGATCTAAGTCGTAGCAGGTAATCGGTCTGCAATACATCTTAAAAGCGCCAGAATCGTCACCCCATGCAGGGACGATAACTTCTCGTGCGTTGATCTTTCTTCTATTTCGTAGCTCTTTTGCTAACCCCATATTTTGCCCCTTATGGTACTGTGGTTTCTGTTACTGCTCCGCTGCATTGTACTGAGAAGCTCGCCTCAACCATGCCATCAAAAGATGCAGTGATTGAACGGCTTGTTACTACGCCAGAGCCAGACAGGAATAATTCGCCTGAGCCTGTGCCAGTGGGGTATAGAGCAAAATCAATAGAAGCGCGCTCATCAAGAACGAGATGCTGTGCGTCTGCTTTATCCCAATAAACATCGAAAGACAAAGTATTGGTTTTCAGTCCAGCTTTATAGCTACGAACTGAATCACCCATTACGCTGCTTTCAATCGTGTCGGCTGAACCGTCAAAAGTGAATGAGCGAACTTCGCCTACAACAGCAACAGAACCACCTGCCGCCGCAATCTTTACTACTCCGCTTGAACCTGTAGTTGTTGCCATTTTGAATTACCTCTGTTTAAAATTAAGTTGTGCCGCGTGTGTATTGATACAGAACGCGAACTGTCATTATAACCCCACCAATGGGGTCGATAGAACCTTCATCAATCTCGATGCTTGTTATCTGCGTATCTAGCGCATTGCCGCCACGCTTCCTGTCTACATCAAGACCTTCTTCAATGGCTTCAATTATAATGTTTCTTGCCGTATCAATAACTCCGGCTTTTACAAAACAAACTAATTCATAATTGATGGTCGCCATGCGCTGAGTGATCGAACCGCCCAGACTGGAATCTTCTCTATCTTCGCCAGCACTGCGAACCAAGATGGCCGGATACTGCGCGTTAGATAGCTTGTTAAAATCAAACGGCTCGCGAGTAACGTACTTAATCGTCACCGGCGAAGTAACCGCTTGAAGCGTTGCCACAATGTTGTTTGCTATGTTTTCTCGAACACTCATTTCAACGCCTTAAAAAATACTTCGCTTAATCTCTGTTGCTCTTTGCGGCTAAACCCAAAGAAAGGGCGCGTCTTGTTATTCATCGCGGCCTTCTTAGATTCTGTAGCTCTGCTGAAGAATATCTCAGCCTGCTTTCCGTTAGCCTTGGTTGTCATTGAGCCAAGCATCTGACCAGTGAACTGCAAATCTGGCTTAGTGCCTCTTTTCTTTTTAGATCGGAACAACCGATAAGCATCAGAATATGGCTTAAAAGCACCGTCCTTATAACCTTGCGATTGACTGGTGCGATCTTCAATAATACTAACGCCGACCTGAGCCGTTATAGATAATGCCATCTTAACGCTAGCCGATAGCTCTTTGCCTTTCTTGCCTAACCGCTTGGCAATCTCTTTAGCGTTTGAGCCAACACTGATTTCCATTTATCTAACCAGCCTGCCATGATTAACGGCAGCTTTCTCACTGTCATCAATCACATTATCATCGTCTGCATCGTACTCTACACCGTCTTGGAATACGGCTTCCAGCTCTTCGCCATATCGTGACTTGTAGAAGTCAATCATGTTCTGAAAGCGATCACCGTCAACCCAGTTTGTTAGCTGGGGCAGTGCGTACTTCCATAAGACCAAATAAACAGCAGATCGAGTCCACTGTGATTCAGTCAATAAACTTGTATTTAGTTCGCCGGATATGCCGCGCTTTTCCCACCAACGATTGCGAATCTCTCGCTCAATATCTGACTGCGCCTTAGCGTGTTCGTCAGCGAACGATGCAATGCCTAGTGTGAGAATGTCGGGAACAATGTCCGTCAAATCTGAATCAGTTGAGAATGCCATGTTATACCTCAGTAAAAACCCACCCCCCGAAAGAGGTGGGCTTATTCTTACTTACAGTACGGAGTCAAAAGTCATCTTAACGCCGTAGCTATCGTCCAACTCGCCAACACCATAAATGGCAGTAGCGTTGAGTTCCCATGCGCGCAAAGATGCGTCACGCTGAGTCTCGATGTTGAAGTCACGCTTCATAGCGATAGCAAGAGCTTCTGGGGCAAATACTGCACCAACAGAATCACCAGCACCGTCTACAGGTACGTTAGCTGATTCGTAAACATTGATGCCAGCGATAGTGCCGACATAGCCGTTACGCATTGCTTCGTTCTGAAGATCGCCGCCGTTAGGGTTGGCGAAGCTGTTGGTCAGGTTAGCTTTCAACGCATACGCTTGGTAAGGGTGTACAACGGCATTGATAACGCCAGTCACCTTGTTAGCGCGCAGAGTAGCAGCAGCCTTGAACAGATCAGCAACAGTGATTTCCTGACCGGCAGCACCAAGTGCGCCAGAGAAGCCAGCAAACAGAGCGATAAGGTCGGTATCCATTTTGGTAGCAATAGCGTTACCAAGAACAGTACCAAGCTCAACGGCTGGGTTGCCTGCACCGAATGCAGCCATATCAGTCAGAATGACCTGTGCGCCCACTTCGCCAACAGCTACAGATACTGAGCTAGTTGATACAGCGGTTGAACTCATATCCGAACCTTCAGTTAGGCCAGCAGCAGCAATCGCTGGGTACTTAGGAACTTGGATAGTCTTACCGGCTTGTGCGCCGATGTCGTATTGGGTAACGAGGCCCATCATCAAGGATTGCTCTTCAGCGGTGAAACGCGCCTGAGCAATGATATTGACAAATAGATCGTCTAAAGTAGTTGAAGTTGTAGCAGCCATGAGTAAATCCTCAAATTAAATAGTTAGGGTAAAATTGGTTATTTAGGTGCTTTCTTTTTCATAGCAGCAAATGCTTCTTTGCCACCATCGTTCCAGTTAGCTACCATATCAGCCACAGATAAAGACTTCTGCGTAGAGCCACCAGCGTTACCTTGACTGCCAGAACCGCCTTGAGACGCTCTAACAAAGTGAGGATTTGCCGTCAAAAATTCTGCTACCAGCTCACCAGTTGACAACAGATTTCCGCTGTCGTTATACCGTGGTGTGCCATTGCTGTCAAGAACCTCAACGCTGCCATCATCAGACAGACGTAGATTACTTCTCAACAGTGCAGATACTTGTTCAGGGTTTACAGCGTTGTTAGAACTTGCCGCGCTTAGTAAAGCACCGTCCACTAAAGTGGATTGCAGCTTGCTCTTGTATGCACTGATTTCCTGATCTTTCTTTTCTACTGTTTTCTTCAATACAGATTCAAAATCGCCGCGTTCCTTTTGTCGCTCAAGTTCAGCCGCTTCTTTGTCTTGAAGTAGTTGTCTGGCTTCGCTTATATCAATGCCAGATAATTGCTTCTCAAACTTGCGCTGCTCTCGTGCAATACGGTCTGCAACAATTCGATCAAGTTCTGATTGCGAAAACATCTTACCCTGAGATTCTGTAGCCGTTGCCTCAGTACCAACTTCTGTTTCCATGATTTCATCGCTCATGTGACGTGCCTCTTACGAGTAGTGGTGAATTAAAATCTTATCATATATCTTGACTTATAACATTAAAGGTCAAAAACAGGCCTGAACCTGTGTCGGCAGTTATAACCGCCAGCACTAATGAAGGCGTTGCTATCTATCTTGCCAGTCCATTCGCCTTGCCAAATATCGGTAATCTCATCAATCGTATATGTCTTGCCCACATGCCTAGAACAGAACTCCCTCGTAGCTTCATCGTCTGGCCCGTGATATTTAAAGCTGGTCGCGCCACTCTCTAATGCGATCTTTGTATTGATTGATCGGTCAAACTGAAGCAGGGCATCGTGCAGTTGTTGGCTGGCGTAACGCCCCAGATCACCGCTAACGGCATTCCTAATGCTTTGAACACCAGCAGAGAATGAAACGCCTGTCAGGGTGTTGTCGTATACAGCCTTAGCTATGACATCAAGATACTCTTGCCCAAGATTCTCAAAGCCTTTAAACGTAAGGCTCTGCAACTGGCTAATCACTGACTGATCTAACTTAGCAAAATCGCCATAGGTTGAAAGCATCTTGGCGATCTCATTGGCAACGCCTTTGTATTCACGAATCATACCGTCTACTGCTGTCAGGTATTCTTCCTGAATGGCAGACCTTAATTGCGCCCTTGCCTGTATCGCCCACTCTAAATCGAACAAAGCCCCGTCTTTCAACGGAGCCTCAGCAAGCAGATCAATGATTCGGTTTTCTAGCTTAACAAGGGCAGCAGCCAGCCTTGCCTGATGGCTTTCAGCTTTAGCTATTAGCCTTCTTAACTGGTCGGTATCTGCCGCCATTAAAAGTTCCCAGTGTCAGAAGGCGCTGTAATCTCTTTAGGCTCTATCAGGGAGTCGCCCCCCTGAATCTCATCAAGACCAATCTTCTGGCGTACCTCGTTAGGTGTAACAACGCCAGCGTCAATATGGTAGCTGTATATCTGAGTCTTTTCTGAGAAGTCACCCAGAACAGATGCAGAAGCCTCAATCTCAGCGTGAGCCTTTGCCAACGCCTCATCGTCAAGCGCAAGGTCAGCAATCTGCTTGTCAATCTCTTTCATCAAGGTGACAGACTTAACCCCAGATGATCGCATAGACTGCAAGAAGGTAAGCTCCTTGTCATAGTCTCGAAGGTCAAACGAGTCAGGGTAGAACACCTCAACGTCAGGCTTGACGTTCTGCCATAAGCAAAACAACTCCCACAACTGTTCTTCAGCAAGCTCTAGGATGTCAGCCTTCTCAGATAGCTTTGCGTTCAGCATCTGAAACTCGGTCTGCATAGCTACGCCTGATTGCGTAATAGCGGTAGTCCCGCGAACAGCACCCATGTGAGACATGCGGTTGATAGACTGAACCTTGTCATCAATAGCAGCCCGTACAGCGTCAAGGTTCTGACCGCTAGGCTGCATCTGGTAAGGCTTCATATTGCCATCAAGATCGTCAGGCATATTGATAACAGAGCCAGCTCCGGCACTTGCATCAGTGCTGTAGGTCTTAACCAGAGTAGGGTGGTTCGATATGCGAATAAGCTGCTCAATCTCAGACAGCTCCTGATAGATGGCTTTTTGCATGTAAGCGACATCTGACAGGTCACTGATACCAATGCCCCTCACAACAGATCGTTGAGCAGGGACGAATACAGCGGGTATACGGCCTAGTGGATTGGGTACAGTCTCAATAAATTCATCAACCTCGTTAAGAGACTTCCAGCTTTCAATTGTTTCCTCAGTCCAGATGCGGTAGTACGTTTCTTTCTCTGTGTCGGTGACTTCTTCGATAGACTCACGCACCTTCAGATAGACCAGCTTAAACCGGCCCGATGCAGTACGCTCATACTTCCAGTCAAACACGTTCTCAGGGGTAAACAGATTCACATACGGCCTGATGTCCTGAGCAAGTTCCTCGGCTCGTGTGCCAGCGTTGGACTTTGGCTTGTCAATTATTAGCCATACGCCGCCATATACAGAAGCCCAGACCTGCGATTCACGCATAAACGTATTGAAGCTCTTGCCGTCAAGGTCAGCGTCTTTTAGGAAGTTCTCCAAGGCAGGGTTGTTTGCTAGAGAGTTAAACTGTCGAACTGGGGGAACGCGCCACAAGAAAGAACTGTAGATATGGAGGATGTTCTTACAGTGGTTGTCCATCGGGGTCAGGTCTAACCGGCGATTGTATTCGTCTTTATCTTCGTTGACGTAGCGAGTCAGGTACGCTCCGTCTTTGTAATCTTCTCCACCCATGTATGAGCGAAGGTAGAACTCCCAGCGATATTTGTTGCGATCGTATTCTGGGTGCGTGTAATCAATATCTGTGCTTCTCATTAACTCCACCTTGTCGGCTGTTCAATCTTGTACTCAGTTCGTACAGGAAATAAAAATTCGACCAAATAGCCTAGTGCATCGTTCAGGTGGTCAAAGCCGTCCTTGTTAGGCTGGCTCGTTCCTTCTTTGTACGTCTGGCGCTCAAGGCTCTTAATCGTGTGCTTGCATTTGGGGTCTATAAACAAATAGCGATCGCCGCCACTTGAGCGCAATCTGCTATTCACCGCATTTATTCTATCCCTGACCAGTGCGTGACTGTTTTTAGATTTCACCGCAAAGCCTGCATTCTGTAAAATGCTCAGGTCTGTTCTACCGCCTGCGCTTGTCTTCCTTTGCCGTGAGGCTGGGTCAGGGTAGATTATAGCAGGTCGGTCACGGTATCTTGACTTAATCTCTGCGACCATCTCATCTGTGTTGCTGCCATACATGACGATCTCATCTATCGCTAACAAATCATTGCCATGACGTAAGCAAACAACCGCACTCATTGGGTCGATGTTAAAGTCTAGCCCAATGTGCAGAGTGCCGCCAGTATCCTCAATGCGCTTGACAGACTTCTCCCGATTAAAGGCATAATAAATGATACCGCTGTAGTTGACAAACGCAGCCTCGTACTCTTGCTGAAAGGTTCGTTCATCTAGGTCATTACGGGCAGCAGCAACTTCTTCCTCTGGTACGTTACCACCTTGCAAAGTGGTGTACTGAAAGCTCGACCAATCATTGTCGCCGTCAATACCCTTAGCCCATATATCGTAAAAGTGGTTACGTCCCTTCGGTGTGCCAATGAATAAGCACCCACCCTGCCTGTCAGAAAGCGAAGGTCTAAGAACCTCACTCCATGCCTCTGGCCGCATGTCTGCAAACTCATCTAGCACAACAAAGTCCAAAGCTCGTCCGCGTAGGTTATTTGGCTTCTCTGCGCCCTTTAAAGCGATTACCGAGCCATTGATAAGGCGTATTGTTAAGCTGGTCTCGTTAGTCTTAGAAACGTATTCTGGTGGTATAGAAGCTATCAGCATATCCCACGCAATTTCTTTTGCAGCGCCGTAGGTTGGCGCGACATACCAAACATTTCTATTTGGCCCTTTTATCGCTTGCTCAAGTATCTTGCCGGTTGATAGGAAGGTCTTGCCAAAGCGCCTGCCGGCCACAACAGCAACGAAGCGGCTAGGGCAAATGAATATCTCACTCTGCGGTAGGGTTAATTGCACGAGGGTCGATCATAATGTTGATTTGTGGGATTTCTTTGACTGGCTCGATGTACTGGTCTCCCCAGTTCTCTCTGTCTCTATTCTTTAGATAAAAGATGATGGCGGTATTGTCTCCAGACATTGCCTTTTCGAATAGCTTATTAGTTACCTTATCCATTCCAGAACTGCGGCCTCTTTTTATAGCCTGCAAAAACTGTGGATATTCATTCTGTTTGTCGTAGACAGTCCGTTCACTGATGCCCAAGCAATCAGCTATTTGAGAAATGGTTAATCCATGAGAAGCCATATCTTCTGCTTGCTCACAAATATGCTCGTCTGGTATCCAAGGCGGTCTGCCTGACATTAAGCCTCCGTTCCAAAGGTTTGTTCATGGTTCATTGAGGGGTTGTGCAGTATCACTTCTTCCTCGTCTGGCGGTAATGCGTTGAGTCTAATATCGACAGCATCGCACCAGTATATAAGGGCAATCTTGATCTGAAACACCGCTGAGGGGGAGTCTATTATACTCTGCGTTATGTTATCAATCTTAACAAGCAGGTCATTCCAGCCGTTTTCTTCGCAGTCTAGGATACGCTGCGTGATCTGTAAATGCTTCATGGTGCCTCCCGCATCTCTGCTAATGGCCGCAACAGTTTATCACTTATCTTGACAATGTACCATAATCAGCACTTTGCATGTAAAACTGTACTTGAAGTCCGTATTTTCGCACCTAATAAAAAGCCCCAATTAAGGGGCTGTTTTAATGTCGTCCTTTGCTATTGCCATAAGTCCAACGATTGTCACCACTATTCCGTACAGTATCACCTTACACCTCGCTCTAAATTGAGGCGGCATATTAGGGCATATTGGCACTAATTAGTAATGAAATCAGTGCATAAGCAACATACCAGCTTCGGTATAGTAGCCCGTTGCGATCACAGGTGGGCTAGTCCTGCTCAAAAGGTCAGGGGAAACCTCGATCTAAAACTTTTGTTTCTTATTGTTGCTTTGTGTCTGTTTAATGAAACGATCTGCCATCTTGTTGGCTTCCCGTATCTTCTTCCTCAATTCCCACTCTGCCTGCTTATCTTCCACAATCAAGTAAGTGCCATACAGTAAGAAACCACCAATCACTAAAGTCAAAATAAAACTAATCATAATTTAACCCCATCTGTTTGTTAGTTGTTATGTCGATCAATTGCAGTTTTTTCGTCACATGTGTTTGATGTGTCGATGCCAAAGTATTTAACCCTCAGCTTTTGTAGTTCCTGCTTCCAGTCTTTTGGATTTTTTCGATCATGTAAATACTGAAGGTCGCTAAGCATGTGAGTTGTTGTTGGCTTTAGATCAATGCCAGAATTTATTAACGCTTCTTCAAGTAGCGTTTGGCGATCTTCTTCCTTTTCATCTGCCCACATAGCTATGCCTTCTAAACCTTTATTGTAAGCCTCGTCTTTAATTAAACAGCCTACGGCGCAGCTCAGACCGCCTGTTCCTCTATAGGCGCACATGTATTCAGACTGCTTTCTAATAGACTTCACACCTTGCGCCAACAAATGCGCTTCTACTTTGTTGAATACTTCTACCATATCCATAACTAAAACTCCTCTGGGTTGACTGCTTTGATGTAAGCGTCCATCACTAGCTCGCTCAGTCTGATTTCAAGGTAAAGGTATATGCCGCCTCTGTACCATTCGTCAAAGTCTAGCGGTGACATTGTGTAGAGTTCTTTCTTAAAGCAGTCGAGGGCTACGCTGTAAAAGCAGTCGTCCTCGTAATCCTGCATCGGCAGATCGCCTGTAACGTATTGCAATGCAGCGTTTATTACTGTCTTTGAGGCAAACGTTCCGTCCCTCTTGTCATACAGGTCAAGCAGTAGCGTCTCGTAAGAGTCCTGCTCATAGGCAGCAAATACATCTTCGCACCATGACATATGCTCTGTCAGCCACATTAGGCAGATTTCTTCCTTAAGGTCATCAGAAACGCTAATCAGATGGCCGTCCCAGTTCTGGTTTTCAATAAAGCATTTGTCTACAAATTTATCTAAGCGCATTAGCACACCCCCATGTTGATGCAGTCGTTGTACTCCATGGTGCTGGCGATTAAGTACAGAGCTACCAGAATGGCAACCTTGGCTGGCGTTGGTATTGCGTTTACTAAGTTTAAAAATGTGTTCATTTTATTCCCCTTAATTTGAATGCCCCCTAAGGGGCGGTTAAATCAACTATATATTATTGTTTTCACCGACTGTCGGATTCCTTCCCAGCCAGTCTTGGCGATATTGATTGCTGTAGCTGCTTGAGCTTTAGTAGCCTTGACCCCAAACTCATCTGCTGCAAAATCACAAGCCTCTTCAAAGGCTCGCTTCCAGCAGCAGCTAAACTCGTATGAAGTAAGAGCCGCTTCAGCCATTTGCTGGATTTCCCACTCTGATAAATAAGATGCTTTCATTTTTTAACCCCTGCCTCGTTGAATGAAGTGTCACTATGAGGCTTTCCCTTGACGCTGTAAAGCATTTTATTACAAATAAATGAATTTAATTATAAGAAACTGGCTCATAGGTATCATCGGCAAGCATCTTCTTGTGTTCTTCCCTGTAGTGACTGGCTATTTCAGCCCTCAGCTTCTTGGTCGTAGGCATCAGCACTTGCCACTTCTCCCTAAGAATATCCAGATGCCCTTGCCCCTTGTACTTTTGCAGGAAGATGGTGAAGTCAAGCGGGTTGGCCGTAAATGTTTTGTGGCAGTAGTGACACATGCAGATAGCGTTATCAATGCTCCACCTTACTGACTTGGCAGCCCTACCAAAGATATGGCAGCACTCCATTCTCCCATCTTGCTTACCGCAGTGTTCGCACTGGTATCCAGCCTTCTGACGAATCACATCGCTAAACCACTTATCTGCTGCATCTCGATTAATCGCCATTTTTTAGCTCTCGCTCTATTAGGAAGTCAACGTAGTGCTTGATCTTTCTAAGCGACTCAACGCCGCCCTTATCTTTCCAGCGAGTGATGTACTTAACTACGTTGCCCTCGCAGAAATCCAAGTCATTCGCCATGATGTATTCTATTGGCTGTATGGCTTTCTTCTTGTAGTGGTCGCCGCCGACCTGCTCGTCAAGTGCGCTCATTCATCTTCCCCAATTTCAACTTGCACCATGTCAGGGGAGCTAAGATTGCATCTCGGACACATACCATAAGCAGAATCGTCATCACCAACCCAATATTCAAGAATGCAAAGACAATTGTCACAAAACATTCGATGCACGTTAGTGTTCTTGCTAGGAAATTTATATACATTACTCATCTAACGCCTCAACTGTTATTTTGACCCGCGAATCTTCGCCGTACTGTTTGTGGTAAACAACTGCCGTCATTGACCGTTCCGCGCCATAGCCTGAGTCGCTATGCCATTGGTCAGTGGCAGTAAGACTACCCCAGTGTTCAAAGTGCATAGAGCCGACCTCTCTGGCGGTGTGGTGGTGGATATGCCCCAAATGGCAGTATCTATTCTTACAGTTTGCCCATTCATCGTCTAGGTTCTTAATTACAGTCTGTAGGATTTGCTCGTGTTTTATCCTGTCGCCGTGATGAAAAACGAATAGGTTATTGTTCCATGTGTAACTTATAAATTTGGAGTAGTTTTTGATTATTTCAACGCGAGGCTCTTTTCGGTATAGCAGGTCAAGGCAACTGGATAGGTGGCATGCCATATCGTGATCATGGTTGCCTCTTACGTTTACGATTACCACATGTTGGTGAACTTGCAGCATCTTGTCTATTAACAGGTTAAACAGTCTGCCAGCTAACTTAAATGTCTTGCCGATCCGCGTATCTACATCAACCGGAGTGCCTTTGGTGGTGGTATTAAAGCTGCTGTCTGCGTGAAAGAAATCGCCAACATTCAAAAGAACTCCCGTATGTGCATTGCCAACCCTGTTTGATAGCCTGTCGATTGACTGGCTTAGTGTCTTGGTGGCAATCTTAATGTCCCAATCGTCATCGTCAACTTTGGTTTCGCTATCGGCCAACATGCCGAAGTGGTGGTCGCCTATCATGTACATAGCAAGGTAATCAGTATCAACCTCGTTAGGCGGCTTTACTGGCTGTTTAAAGCCTTCCAGATCTTCCTTCATGCCTTCCATCATGGCATCGAGCTTTTCCTTCATGCTGCGCTTTTCAGGCTCTTGAATGACCCACTGCAATGCTATAGAGCCATCTTCCTTGTAAGCGGTAGAGATTCGTTTAGCTTCGAAGCCTTCCATCGTTTGCCGGTTGACATCCCTGTGAGGGGCAACACCTTGAGAAGCTGCCCTTATCTCCAATGTTTTAATGGCTTTATCAATCGTCCTTGAATTGATACTTAAAACCTTTGCTGCTTTCCTGTGTGAGCCGTGAGTGATGATAGCGTCAAGCATCTCCCTTTGTCGGTCAGTGGTTACAAAGTCGTACAATAATCTATGGTCAATATGAGCCATGTTATTTGTCCTGTTTTCGTTTTAGTTCGGTGTACTCATTGTACTGGGGCAAGGATAAAAACACATCTCTTTCAGAAGCCCACTGATACACCTGATCCATGAAGTAAACCATCTCCCCCTTAGTCAGCTTTGACGAACTCCTGACTTGGTTTAACAGTTCAGTTTGACCTACCTTAATATCTTGAGTGCCTAAGAACTTGCTTTTCATCATCCACTTAACGCCATCTGGCGTAGCGTCATGAATCTTCTTTATGAAAACGTCCGACATCTCCTTGCACCAGATATGAAACAAAGCATTCTGGCTTAGGGTTCTTGGGTTATCATACTGCTCAAATTTTAAACAGAGAGGCTGTGTGTAGTCCCAGCCTTCCAGTCTTTTAAGAATAAACGGAAGCCGTTTCTCAAGTTCTACTTTGTCTTTAACAATAACAAAATCGCCTTGGCTCATGTCAGCTTCTTCCTTAGCCAAGCATCTGACATCTTTTGTTCGTGAGTTTCCAGACGGTGAACATGCTCTTGAGCCACTACCCCATTTCTTACATAGTAATACTGAGACTTTGTACCACTAACTTCCCTGTCGGTTAAGAATGGTTTGTTACGCATTCTGCTGTGCATGGTCTTGTTGTTTACGCCGATGATCTCAGACACTTCGCGTAACGTATAAAACCTTCCTGTTATCAGGTTTTCGTGTTCACCCTTAAACTCGTACTTTGTTGGCTGCTTACCGCTTAACCTTCTATCCATTCTGCATTGCTCCGTCGAAATAATAGCCTCTTGTCGTCAAGTAATACTCCTTCATCGCGACCTGATCTTCTGGGTCGAGCCATGTGATGTCGGTCAGGCTCTCATCAATCGTCCTTGCCCTTATGCTATTGCTCTTAATAGACTTTGCCATTGGGCTTGAACCGCCTTGGTTCTGCGCTCGCGCAAGCCAGCTATTCACAAACCGTTTAATACCAGTCTTGGTCTTTCGTCTGGTAGGGTTAGCGTCCAGCCACGACTCCATAGCTAAAAGTTCCTTGTGGACATTGACAGCCTGATAAGCTCGCTGCCATTGTATGATGTCGCCTTCTTCTGGCTCCCATGTTTCATTCTTTATTAGCTTCATGTTAATCCCCAAATGCTAATTGATATAAGTGCTTCTCAATATTTGCCATAAATAAAGACATTGGCTTTAGATCATGGTACTTCTTCTTGCCGCCATCTTCTCGCTCTATCAGCCCATCAGAGTTCTGGCCCTTTCTCTTTATCTCACAAGTCGCCCAGTAGTCTTCTTTACTACACCACCCCATGAACTGAACCTTCGTTGCCAGCTTCTCACCCTTTGGGATTAAGACGCTTGCAAAGATGTAATAATGGCAGGGGTAATCTTTCTGGTAAAGGTTGACATGAGTATCGTAACTATCTTGACAATCAACAGTCCTTTGCTTGGCCTTTAGGTCAACAGTTGCTTTGCCTATCTTGAAATCAAAGTGAAAGCTAGTTGCTGCCGTGTAGTCGTACTCAAGGTATTGCTCATCAAGAAGGTCTTTAAACATCAACTCAGCTAGGTTGCCAGCGTATTGACCAGAACCATTATCCAACATTGTCTTGCCGTTAAATGCTTTGTTGGTCGCCATCTCCATTGCTTTTTGGTGATTAGCTTTATTGGGAATAAGTACCATGTGAACCTCCTACAGTTCTAGTTTAATACTTCTTTGCTGAATAAAGGTCTTCATGACCGTTATCAAGCTCATCAATGAAGCTCTTAATAACTGACCTCATGTGCTTATTCTGAACAAGAAATTGCTGAATAATGTTATGCAAAGTAGAGCCAGTAATGTCTACCGTTCCATACCAAGTCTCAATAGAAGCCTTTGCTTGATAATACTTTGTCGGTATTTTAACTACCGTGTCCCGAATGTCTCGCTCTTTAATCGAAAGGCTAAAACCTTTGTCATACTGAATACCGTTTATATTGATTCCCATTTTCTTCTCCTAATGGCTCGGCAAGCCTCGCCCGTTATTATTGTAAATATGTATTTAAATATACATTTCTTTAGGTGTTATAACCCTTTTACGGCTACAAACCGTAAATTCAAGAACTAAGGGCAAAAGCGACTTAGCGGTTAAAACAATGTCTGTATCGTATCGCCAAACTATCCTTTGATAACAACCGAGTTATCGCAGGGGCTACGTGCGGAGGGTCAACCGCGTCTATGGCATTCTATTAGGGAATTCGCCACCCGAAGGGCCATGTCAATTCATGGCTGCTCTAGCCCAAACATTGTTTGCAAAAAAAGAAAGGGAGATCTGATGTACAGTAACGTACAGTATGATAAACTAGCCTTTCTTGTTACTCGCACAGCAAGTATCCCTCATCAGTAGGGTAAAGTAAAGCCCCCGTAAAAGGGGGTTTTCTTTTATCTGTCTCCCAGCTTACAGAACTGATCTAAGCTCATTCCAAATATCTCGCATAGCTTCTCAAGGGTGTGCAGCTTCATGTTCTCCTGCTTGCGCCACTGGAACACTCTCTGGCGGCTTACACACATCATGGTCGATAGTTGGTTACTGTTAATGTTGTTTAACTCCTGAGCGACTCTCAGGCATCTTCCTGCGTTTGTCATTTTCAAATCCTATGTTATCTTAATTGGGCAGGGTTCCCCCTACCTTGCTCTCCTATGGTTTCCCCCCGAAAGCACTTGTGCCGTAGGGGGGTTTTTTACATCAGAAAGGGATGTCTTCGTCCAACTCTTCAATTGACATAGCAGCTACAGCCGGTGCAGCAGCAGCGCCATCAGTATAAAAGACCTTCACATTACCAAGGATAGGCGTTTGATACTTAGCTTCACGTTCTTCTTTGGTTAGGCTCTGGCTGATAAAGCCATTGTTTTCGTACTGATCTTGCTGTTCAGTGTCCACAAACGTAGTCAGGTCAAGGTAAGTTCCCTTCGCACCCTTATACAGTCGTGACTTATCAATCTTAGTTACGTCAATTCTTACAGATATTCCTACCTTCATTGTGCTTTCTCCACTTCGGTTTTAATAACATTAACGGCCTTGGTTACTTCCTCAGCCAGCTTTGCGATGTATTCCTCATCGCGTTCAACCCTCACTAAAACGTGAGGCATTTCTGGGTGGTAGGCAAAGAAGTCCCACCACTGTCTCCCAGTAACCCACATGCAGCCCTGTATCTGCTGCCAATACTTATTCACTCCTGCCTGATTGTCACGCATATAACCAACGTGCGTATCAGGGGCAGGACACTTTATCTCCAAACCGCCATCAGTACCTATAAGCGCATCAGGTGAACAACCATAACTGAAGGTAGGGTCAACAATAAACCCCACCTCCAGAGTGTCGTTGCCAGATATAAACTCGTAAGCCTCTCGCGCATCTGGCTCAAGCTCCGTTCCTCGCTCCATCCAAGGTGTCGTAAAAAACGGCTTTGAGCGACCTGTAAGGCGTTCTGCGATCAACTCATTGATGTACCCATCAGCAGAGCTAGAAGGCTTCCCAGAGTTCGTTATAAGCCTAGAAAAGCAGCTTGCAGAAGGTCTACCCAATCGTGCGGCAAGCCATTCCTCAGTCCCTTGCTCATGGTCTAAGATAATCACTTCTTAGCCTCAAGCGCGGCAACTGCTTTGTCGTAATGCACAGCCAGAACTTGATCAACCGAATCAACCTTCAGCCACTTGCAGAACTTGGCAACATCTGCGCCAGTTTCCTCCAGTAAGGTTTTGATGTGTGAAGATTGATAATCACTCAAAGGTTTCTTGTCATCTCCTCGAAGCATGGCAGATTCTGCATCGTCCTCGGCTGTGGGTATTCCTGCGATTGACTGTAAAGCGTATCTGCGAGCATAGGAAATGCACGACCCCGAAGCCTGCGGGTCTTTCTTAACTGTCGGCAGAGTGTATTCCATTTCTAGCCACTGCCCAGAGGTGTGCATCAGTCGGGTAGATACGCCAACACCGTTTTCGTTGCTAACTGGGAACTGCGTGTAGCTCAGGCCGTTATCAGCAAAGGGCTGTTTGATCGCCTTGATAACCGAGGTTAGATCGGCATAGCTTGACTTGAAGAAAGGGTTGGCACTGTCTTTAACAGCACCCCCCATCTGAGATTGTGCAGCACATAGTGCGCTGGCTAGTTCATTGATTGATTCACTTGATTTCATGTTGACCTCCTACGGTCTGTTCGTAACAATAACGCGCACCGTACGCTTTGTAGTACGCTTCTGATTGACCATCCTGAGCCGGATACCCAGCTTGGCAGTCAAAATTTCCTCGATCATAATCGTTTAATTCTTGTTCCATGATTGCCTCCTACAGCAAATGCCCCCGAAGGGGCGGTTAGATTATATTGTTTCGATGCGCTGGCGGCCTAACTTGTCATACATTCTGTCGGTTAAGTCATTGCCAAGGTCA